TGAGGATTGCGAGTGTCGCCTGTGTTTCCGCTTGCTTGCGGGCCGCCCCGGTGAGCCCGGACAACCCGTCCGCGGCGAGTTTCGCCTTTATGTCGGCGTCCTTGATGCTCACGCCGTATTGCTCGATCGGATCCCGCTCACCGCGCATGAGAGCAGACAGAGCACTCACGGCGTCCGCGGTTGTGCCGCCGAACGTGGCGGCCAAGTCTGCGCCGCGGGTAATGAGATCGTCGGTTGTGCCGACTAGCTGATCCTCGGAGACGCCGAGGTTTCGGAGTTGAGACCCGAGCACGGATGCGAGCTCGGAATACTCCGACGTTGCCAAACCGACCGAGCCGGCCGCGTTGCGGGCGAGATCCTTTACGGCGCCGGCTTGCCGGCCGAACGCCGCCTCCACCGCGCCGGCCGCCTGCTCCGCTCGAGACGCCGACTCCTTCGTGGCCAGCCCGAGAGCGGCGACGCCGGCCAACATCCCGAGCGCAACCTTGTTCGCTTTACCGAGCCCGCGCTCCCACTTGCCGGCCGCCTTTTCGGACTCGTCAAATCCCTTGTTCGCATTCACCGCGTCGGAGACGATCCGAACGGCGAGAATCGCCGTCTTACCCATCGGAGCCTCCCTTGCCGAACACGAGATCGATTGCGGTTGCGATTATCCGGTCATCGGTTTGTGAAAGCCAAACCTCCGGGTCAGTGTGTGTGGCGATCGCTAACGCGATCAGGAGCCAATGTCGGGTGCCGGGAGGGTAGGAGGGACGACACCGCCGGACCGCTCGTCGCCCTCCTCACCGGAGCCGACCGGGAGGCACTCGAGGACGAGCTCCTCGAAATCCTCGAACGTGACCTTGTCACCGATGAGCCCCTCACGTTTGCAGGCACGCCACCCGATGAATGCCAGCCACACATTCGCCCCACGGCCCTTGTCTGCGCCGGGATCCGGCCAACCGTGCTTGTACGCGGTCCGCTCGAATCCGGTTTGGTCGGCCGTGATGGTCTGCACCTCGTGCTCGAGGTACTCGCCACCATCGGGGATCACCACCCGGAGGATCGAATACCGGATGGTGGGTCGTTCCTTGTGCCGCTTCGTGACCGCCACTAGATTCCCTCCACTTTGCTGATGATGCGTTCCATTGCCGACGTGTAGACGCCGATCCACACCGGCTCGGAGCTCGTGGCCGCGTCAGACAGAAACGTCTGAGCTCGGATCCGGCGGGCCGGCCAGCCCCAATGAATCGGGCCGGCGTAGGCGACGGCCGCGAATCCGGCCCGGACAATCGCGGCCGCCGCCGTACCGGCACCGCGCACCGTGCCGGCCAGCCGGCCAGTGCGACGGGGCGGCCGGGTGACACCGGCCACGACGCCGGCAACCCGGCCGTGCACTCCCTTGAGCTCGGTGAGATCGTCGCCGGCACGCTTGAGAGTGCGCCGGAGGTTACGAGCTCCTCGAACCTCGAGCATCACACGACCGGGGCGAGCACCGGCTCACCCACGAAATCCCATTCGAACTCGGATTCCATGTCGGAATCGACGTCGCCGCCGATCGAAATCGGCTCCACCGTCACCGTGCCCGTGATCTGCTGATCGGCAACCGTGTTCGGTATGAACGTGAAATCGTGCTCCTCGCCCTTGTTCGCCCACGAGAATTGCACGATACCGGTCAGGAGCGCAACGTCGTTCAGGATGCTCACGGTCACGGTTGCCGACCGCTTCGTGGAGCCGGCGACCGTCTCACCCGAAAGTACCTTCCGGTCGTCCTCCTTGTCCTTATCCCACTCGACGACGGCCGAGAGCACCTGAGCGGAGAAATCCACCTCCGACCCGACGTCACCGATTGTCAGAGTGCCGGGGCCGGTCTTGTCCTTCTGCACGGTCATTGCGGGGAGCTCCTCACGTGATCTGTGTGCGTAGGGTCATTCTGAGAGCCGGCAGCGGATTGCCGCCTCCGGGGATCGTGAGCTCGACACCCTCCGAGATCCCGACGAAACTCCACCCGAGCCCGAGGACCGCGTTACGCATCACGTGCAACGCGTTATAGGCGTTCTCGGAGCCGGCTTTCGGGGCGACGAGGTACACGTACCATTCCGCGGTCACGACGCCGGCCGCGAGGTGACGATCCTCGAGGTGCTTTAGCTGGATCCACACACACGGCGGGTTAATCTCGTCCGGCTCGAGGGTGACGCGTAGGCCGGCCGCGGCGAGCTCGTCGCGGATCTCGGTCGCGGCCGCCCCTAACGTCGTCACGGCCGATCACCCGACACGCGGGGGAGCGTACGTGCCGAGCCCGAGGAGAGCGTCCACGTCGCCGTCACGGCGTGGCACGTACACGGCGACGTCCGCCCCGAACGTGCCGACACCCTCGGGGGTGGCGTTGCGCTTGTACCATCGCGCGGCCAGGATCGTGCACCCGAGGACGAACTCCGGGTCCGTCGCGGCGGCCGGCGCGTGCGGCAGCTTGGTCGCCCACGCGTTCGTCGCGGCCACCGCGCGGTCGATGCGAGGATCCGGGTCGGCCGGGGCGAGCCCGACCTGCTCCCGGACCATCGCAGCCGTGGCGTAATCGGTCACGGGGTGACCGCGGCCAATTGCAGAGCGTCGGCGTTGTTGATGACGGTCGAGTAATACCCGAACACGCCGGGGTCAACGCCACCGTTGACCATGTTCACGGCCTGCACCCGGATCGGGGACTCCGAGAGCTCATAGAACGTGGCCGCCTGCCGTGCGCCGACGAGCACCTGACCGTTGAGAGCCGCGGCAGGGTACAGCGGGAAATTGCCGTCCGCGGTGCCCTCGCCGTCCGCGGAGCCGGTGAGGTTGAGCTCGAGCTTGAGATATGCCGGCTTGTTCGCCTCGGTGACGGCCAGCGCATCGGGGAGGAGATCCTTCCCGACGATCGCCCACTCGGGGATCACGTTGTCTGGCAGCGCCAGAATCGCGGCGATCACGCCAGCGGACAGAGACGCATACGGGCCGCCGGCAACCGCGGTGCCGGCCGCCTCGAGATCCGCCACCAGCGCAAGATCCGAGAGCATCGCATAGCTCTCGGTCATCGCCCGGTAGTAGGACTCGATGAACCCGGTGTCACCGAAGTCGAAGAACTTCCGGTCAAGGTCGTGTGCGCCGGCCAGCCGCTCGGCCTCCTGCTCGACGGGCTCGGTCACGGCCGCGTTGGACGGCACCGCAGTCTTGTCGCCGGCCCACGCGGCGACCGCCGGGGGAGTCGCCCAGCGCCACCCGTTGACCTTGTACGACGTGAGCGCCAGCCGGTTGACCAGCGGAACGAACCGGCGACGGTAGGCGACACCGGACCACAACTCGCCCGCGAACTGAGTCTCCTGCACCCACTCGTTCGCCGTGTGAGTGATATCGGACAGAGCCGCTTGCATGTCCGGCGAGAGCGGCTTGCCGATCGTGCTAGCGCCCACCGCCTCGAAGAACGTCGAGAGCGACGCCTTGTCCTTGCTGCCCTTGCCGCCTCGCCGGCGTGCCGGCGCGCCGGCCTGAGCCGTCGCACGGCGGCCGCCGTTCGTGTTGCGGCCGGCGTTCATGGTGCGTGTCACGTTGCCTCCTCCGTTGTCGCCGGCTCCGCGGTCGTCGCGGCCGTCGTCCTCGTCGCCGGCCTCCTGGCCGTCGTCGTCGTCGCCCTCGGCGTCGTCGTCGGCGTCGTCGTCGTCGCCCTCGGCGTCGCCCTCGGCGTCGTCGTCGCCGGCCTCGTCGTCACGTTCGGCGGCCAGCGCCCGCGCATCCTCGTACGCGGGGAACGGCAGGAGCGCCACGGCCACAAGATCGGCCGACTCCACCCACCCGCCGCGAACGTCCATGTTCGCGAGCTCGACGGAGAACGCGTCGCGGAGGTGATCGGCGCACTCCGCGTACGACTGCTCCGCGAGCTCGGTTGTGCCCGGCCGAAACTCCATCGTGAGGTGTTTCCGCGTGTCCTTCGCGAACGTCGCATAGGCGATCGGGGCGTCGCGGTCGTGACCGCGGGTCAGCTTCACCCGGCCGAGATCGTCGGGGATCCGAACGGCTCCGGGCCGCACCCGGAGATTGCCGGCACTCGAGCGGCCGGGCACACCGTAGGGCAGCACGGGACCGGTGATCTTCCGGTCGTCGTCGTTTCGGCCGGCCTTGACCGCGGCCGGCGCGGCCGCAAACGTGATCGTCGTACGCTTCCGCTTCATGCGCTCAATCCTCCGATGACGGGGTGGCACCGGGAATGTCGAGCCCGGTGATCGTTTCTAGGTCGAATCCGACGCGTTGCCCTCGAGGTACAACGTCGTCCATTGACAGCCGGGCCGCGATCGCGTCGAGGTAAAGCTGAACCCCGTAGTCGATCACGAGACCGTTGCGGCCCTCGGTCGTCTCGTACGTCAATGAGCTCTTGTCGAGGGTGGCGTCGATCGACGCGGCCGGCAGCGACGCGTGCCGAGCGATGTCCACCGCGGCCGCGTTGCGGCCGTCGATCAGGAGCGGCGCGTTCCGCTCACCGTGCATCTTCGCCTCGATGCCGCGGGAGGTGTACGCAACGCCACCGTTGGATCCCTGCCGGGCGGCGGACCACCGGCCGATCAGAGTGTCAATCTCGTCGTCGGTGAGTTGTTTGTCGCCGACGTCGTGAAGCTCAACGTTCGGGATCGGAGTCTCCGCGGCGATGGTGGAAGCACGCAACAGCCGGGACGCGTGCCGGAGACTACCGGCGGCAAAGTTGAGCACTCCCTCGTGCGGGCCGGGGATCAGGATCACGTCATCGTACGGGATCTCGCGGTCGTGAATCTGCACCGTGCCGTCGTCGTCGAAATCCCACCAGTCGATCGGCACGCGGGCACAGTCGAGGACGACGCCGGGGAGCTCGTCGCCGCGCCTCTCGTCGGAGCGGCCGACCGCCCACATGCACCAGCCGGAGAATAGGAGATCATCGATCGTCCACAGCATCCGGTGAAACGGCGGCAGCATCGTGTGCTTGTCGGTTCGGTATGTCCACGCCGGCTGCGGGTCGAGCTCCTCCTCCTGGTCGTACACCCTGAGTGGAGCTCGAGCGCCGAAACCGCAGAGAATGTGCCGCGACCGGGACATGGCCGGCACCGCCATTGCCTCCGCACGGGTGACCGGGTGAATCGTCTCACCGAGGAGATCATTCCAAACGATCGCGGTCAGCGCGTTGGTCGTGTACGGGGAGCGGATCACCGGGTTGGGGCCGGTCTTGGAGCGGATCGGCACGCCGACACGCTCGGCCTCCCTCACGAGACGGAGCGCCCGACCGATTCCCACGAGCGCAGACAGTAGCCGGGCCGGCCGACAGTCCACGGGATCCGACACGCGACACGCCGGCACGTTTCACGTGGGCAAGACGTAGCCGGTGCCTTTGCAGCGGCGGCAGCGACGCCAGGCGCGACCCTCCCGGCCGAGCCCTTCACACCGGGGGCACTCCGTCGACACCTCAAACACGAGGTGGCGGAGGCTAGGCCTGGCTTTGTCGCTCATGCGGCGAACACGACTCGGGCCGGGGGAATGCTCGGCGGCCGCTCGGGAGGGTGATCCACGATCCACAATGCGACGGTGGCGGCACGGAGCGGAGTCACCCGGTCAGATTGACGGGCATCCCACACCCACGCCTCGCCCATCGCCTTGACCACCGCGCCGGCCACCGCGTCACGGAGCGGCTCGGATCCGTCGTGCGCCAGAGCGCCGGCCGTAGCGTCGGTGAGGAACGAACCGCACGCCGTGACGTAGTGCTCGGTTCGCACCTCCTCGACGTCGATGCCGGCGAGCCGGAGCTTGTCGGTGATCGAACGGCATTCGCCGCGACTGTCCGCGGCGATCGCGGCCGGCTTGTGCCGCTCGAGGTAGTGCGGCACCCGGTCGAGGAGCCACGTCGCATCCGGGCCGTGCTCGAGGGTGGCGATACACGGCCGGCCGTGGACGTCGCGCCAGCCGGCGACGATCGCGGCCTCCGAACGGTCCGGGGCGACGTCGTAACCGATCGTGATCGTCTCCGGGTCGGCGGGGATCTCGAGCTCCTCCGCTTTCGCCTGCCACGTGGCGGCCGCGATCGGAGACTTGTCACCGAGGAGCGGCCAACGGTTGCCGTACGCGCGATCGAAATCGGCGCGGTTGGTGAACGTCGTCACCGCGTCCGCTATGTCCTGCTCCTCGATCAGGTGGCCAATGCCGGGATGGTAGGTGCGCCACACGGCAGGGTCGTATGAGTCGGCGTCGTCGGGAAAGCTCCACTCGAAATATGCGATCCTCGCATCCGGGTTGAGCACCGCGGTCCGGCCGATGAGCATCCACGCGCGCATAAACTCCGACTCGTGCGCCGGGTGCTTGTTCGCCGCGGAGTACAGCCATATCTGTCGGTCGCGGAGCGTCAATTGCGCCGGCTTGATCGCCGCTATGAGCTCGTCGCCGGCCACCTGATCGAAACTCCAAACCTCGTCGATATCAGCGCGGTTCAGCGTCTCGGAGTGAAGCGACGTCGAGGTGGGAGCAAACGGGCCGATGGTGGAGCCGTTGGGGAACGTGAGAGCGGACGCGCCGGCCGCGTACGAACACCGGATGTGCCGCTTCAGCGGCGACTGCTGCACCGCGTGCACGTTGTCGAGCCACCGCTCACGAGCACGGATCCCGTTCTGTGCCGTATAGCGGATCTTCTGATCCTCGTACGTTGCGGCGCGGGTCGTTTGCGAGATCCGGCCGAGCACCGTCTTACCCGACTGCCGCATGAGAGTCACGAACACGATCGGATACCGATATCGGCCGTCCGGGAGCCGTTCGCCGGCAACGTCCGCGACGTACTGCTGCGCCGGGATGAGCCCCCGAGCCCCGGTGATCTTCGCCCGTATGCCCATGAACCGGGCCAGGACGCCGGTCGAGAAACCGTCAGTCGGGAGGGTGAGATCCCGTCGTGTCGCCCACCTCGGAGCCGCGGAGTGCGTCCACCAGCCGGTTCCATTCGTCACGCTCACCCTCCTCCTCCGCGATATCCGGCAGAGCGGCGAGTGCCTCCCTGAGCTCACGCATGAGCATTGCGACACCGTATGCCTGGCCGTGCTCGGCCACCCTGGCCAGCTTCCGAGCGGCCAGCCGGCACAACCCGACCGCGGCCGCGTGCTTCGGGCCGATGAGCTCGAGCCGGTCGAGCTCCTCGAGCGTCCGATCGACGTCGATCTCGATCTGAGCTCGAGGAGGTTCGGGGACCTCGAGCCCCGGCAGCGGAGTGGCAGTCATGCGACGGAGTATGCCACCGGGCCGGCCCGATCCGGCGTCACCTCGTGCCCGGCCGGCGCGTTTTCCCGGCCTCCTGAGTGAAACCGGAACAGAGGCGCGGGATGTTCTGGCACCCGTCGATCACTCAAAGAACCCTGGTCAGACGCGGTGCGTCGTCACGACGCGTCGGCTCTTGTTTCACGTGAAACATCTGGCATCGGTAGGTCGGCTCGCGGCCGCCTGGCGTACACGGCCGGCCTGCCGCGGTAGATGCGGACCAGCCACGCGGCATCCTCGCTGGCGTACCAATGGAACGCGCCGCGGCGGGCGAGTGGGGGCCGCGGTGCCGGCGACCACCACTGTGCCTCCTGCTCCTGCCACACCGGCAGCACGGCGGGCACGCCGGCCGGTGGCGCGGTCACGGCCGATCACCTATCGGCCCGGCCGATAATTCATCGGTCGGCCCCTCGAGCTCGTAGACGGTCGGGCCGGGATCGGCCTCGAGGACGACGAGCCCGACGCGTTCACAGTTGATGCACCGGCCGATCGCGTACCGCTTCCAATGCCGGATGTTGGTCGCGAGGACGTGAGGGTCCGGGCAGTCGTCCCGATGCTCGAGGATCCGAACGCTGATCGCGCCGATACGAACCTTACGGATTGGTATGCCGTGCTCTGTCACGGTTCACTCCGTTCTGCGGTAGTGCGGGAATGGTGGCGTGGCCGGATCTTTGCCGTTGCGGATCAGTGCGCCGGCACGGCGGTTGTGCCGGATGCACTCCGCTCGGAGGTTGTCGTCGTCGTCCACGCCTGGCACGCCGGCCGGCCAGAGGTGACGGGCGATGATGTGGCCGCAGTCGATCGCTCGAGCTCCACAGACGCCGCCGTCCACCGGCCACTGACAGAGGTGCCGATCGCGGTCGAGGATCCGACGTCGGATCCGACGCCACCGCGTCGTCGAGCCCCTCTTGCGGAGTGCGCTACCCACCGGACCTCCTGCCGCGTTCGTAGAGCTCCCACCCGGCACCGAGAGTGTCGATCGCACGACCGAGGAGGTAAT